GGTTCACATCTTGGCGAAGGCGTTGGGGCGCGAGATAAGGCCAAAGCCAAGCAAGTTGCCAAGCTGTTGGGCAACCCAAACAACTTCCAGAGCAAATATGAGTTCTGGTATCAGTGGTTGATGTGGTACGAGTTGTCTGGTGAAGCCTTTACCCTGTGGTGGAGGAAGGATCAGAACAGCAGCACCGAGACTCCGCTGGAGATGTACGTGTTGGATTCAACGCTGATCGCGGTAAACATCACGCCCACACGCTATCCGACATTCCGGCTGTCTACGCCAAGCTACGGCTTCAACAAAGACCATGAGTTCAAGTATTACCAAGTCATGCACAGCAAGGAAATGGCTTGGCAAGGCTCGGCTGGCTTCAACAAGGCCATTTTGGCAACAGAACTGGTGGGCTTGGATCAGGACATCGATTTGTACGCCAACTACGTCATGCAAAACGGCGCAAAGCCCTCTGGCATGTTTGTGACCGACCAAATCATTCCTGATGGCAAGTACAAAGAGATTGCAGCACGTTTGAAAGAAGCGTGGAACAACATGACAGGCAGCAAGACCAGCGACCCAAGCAAGCCGGGTCAGGGCATGTTGCTAGATCAGGGCATGAAGTACCAAAAGCTGGAAATGCTGACGTTGCAAGACACGGATGCGGCTGCTTTGAAGCTGATGACCATGCGCCGAATCTGCGGCTTGTTTGGTGTGCCCCCTTCCATGATCGGTATCCATGACGGCAAGTTCAACAACAGTCAGACTGCTTTGGACGAGTTTTACAAGACCACCATGTATCCGACAATCGTCAACATCCAGCAGAAGCTGACTCAGCATTTGCTGGAAGGCTACCCCTCGTTGTGTGTCGAGTTTGACACCAAGGATTTCCTGAAGGGCGCTCCGCTGGATCAAATGAACTTTGCCACTGCTGGCGTGAAGGGCGGCATCATGACGCCCAACGAAGCCCGGAATTACATGAACTTGCCATCTGTTGAAGGCGGCAATGAGTTGGTCAAAGAGCCTGATGCTGCCGAACCAATTCCGGGTAGCAGTCCCAAAGATACTGGTGGCGGTGGTGGCAACCAGACCAAGAAGATGAACATTGGCACAACTTGATTAAAAATGCGTACTGATACACAATATCTGTTAGCATTGGGAAAACAGGTCAAGCGGCCTATAAAACAGTTGCCTGTGTTATTAGGGCAACCCCCTAAAATACAGGACAATAACCAATCCATTGCTTTAGGGGCAATCAATGAAGACATTGAATCTAATCTGCGAAGCCAAACTGAACTTGAACGAGAAAGCCGGTTCCGGCGAACCGTCTGGACAGATTGAGGCTCGTATCACGACTTGGGGTGCGCGTGAAGGCGCTGATGGCCGTAAATTCTTCTACAAGCCAGAGGGTTTTATGGAGTGGGCCAAAGAGTTTGCCAAGACTGGCCGACCATTGCCCATGTACGTTAACCACAACTCCGATTCCATTCCTGTTGGCGAATGGACAAGCATCGAGATGGATGACGAAGGCATGAATGCCTCTGGCCGTCTGTATCTCAACACCACCACAGGCTCCGATCTTTACCAAGTGATGAAGGAATCTCCCAATATGTTTGGCGGGGTTTCTGTTGGCGCTTATGCCGAAGAATATCAGTGGGTCAAAGAAGATGGCGAGGCCATGACCATTGGTTCTGATGACCCATACGAGTCAGGTTATTTCCAAATCACCAAAGGTGGTTTGCGTGAAACCAGCGTGGTCATGCACCCAAATAACACGAAGGCAGAAATCAAGAAGTTGGAATATTTCCGACCTGATGGTTCTGCTGATTTGAAAGTATTGGAAGAAGCCCTGCGGGATGCAGGTCTGTCCAAGCAGATGTCGGTTGCCGCCGCATCTGTATTCAAGACGGTGATTGAACAGCGTGATGCTGTTGAAAAGCCCATTGAAAATGCGCCAACTCAGAGTGATTCTGATGCGGAGGCAACCGAAGCTGAAATTCTCGCTGCTCTTGAGCAACGTGAACTTCTCAAACTCCTTGACCAACGTCTTAAAGGTTAAATCATGTCCCAAGTTATCCTCGAAAAATTGGATGCCATCGAAGCAAAGCAAGTTGAAGCTGTTGCTGCTGTGGAAGCCAAAATCCCCGCTGCTATCGAAGCTGTCAAGGCTGAGATGGCCGAAAAAGTGTCTGCTCTGGAAGCCAAAGTTGCCTCCATTCAGATGCCTGAGTTCATTCGCACTCCTGCCAAAACCATTCGCCAAGATGTGAACCGTTCGGTGCGTGAGCAACTGGCTACCTTCTACAAAGGCAACAACCGTCTGGAAAAAGAACTGCAAATCTTTGCAGACGAAAGCCAAATGGATGCGTACCTGAAAGAAGCCTCTGCTCTGACCGCTGGCGGTGATGGCAAGGGTGGTCGTACTGGCTACGATCCAGTGTTTGCTGCTCTGCGTTTGGCTAACCCCATGCGTGGTCTGTCGCGCACTGTGGCTACCGATGGTTCTAGCTATCAATTCCGTGTCAAGACTGGCAATGCTGGTGCTGCATGGGGCTATGGCATCCAGAACAACGGCGCAACCACCACTGAAGACACCAGCATCTGGCAATTGGTTCTGCAAGACTTGAACGTGCAGTTCCCAATCCGTACTGCTGCTCTGGACGACATTGATGGCTTGGAAGCCAACGTGGTTGACGATATGCTGGCTGAGTTCGCTCAAGCTGAAGCCCTGTCGATGATCCAGAACAACGATCAAGCTGCTCAAGGCGCTGGCAACCCCTACGGTGGTACTAACGGTCTGCGCGGTCTGGATCAGTACGCTGGTGCTGCTGCTACCTACGCTGGCGGCACTTCTACCGTTGCTGCTTTCGGCACTTCTGGTACTGGCTCTACAAGCGGTCTGCACTCGCTGGCTACTTATGACCAGATCACTTCTAACGTCAACACTGTTGGTGCTAACGCCATCCAGTACAAAGACGTTATCAACTTCATGTACGCCTTGCCACAGCAGTACTGGACAGCCAACGCCAAGTTCATGGTCAGCCCTATCTTGGCTCAAGCTATCCGTGGTCTGCAAGACACCAATGGTCGTCCAATCTTCAACTCTGTTGAGTCGTTGAACCCTGATGGCATCATTGGTCAAATGCTCGGCTTTGATGTGGTGATGAACAAGTACTTGGACAACCCAAGCCAAGCTACAACTGGTTCGGCTGGCACAACTAGCCTGTACCCAATGTACTTTGGTGACTGGAGCCGCTGCCACACCATCATTGACCGTTTGAACATGGTCATGCGCCGCTACGACCAAACTCTGCCCGGTTACATAACATTTTTTGGAGAAAAGAGATTGGCCACGAGCGTTCGTGATCCAAACGCGATGGTTCGCTATCGCTCGACAGGTACAGCTACCTGATAAATCGGAGGGGCGTAACTGCCCCTCCTTTTTGAGCCAATAATTTAGGAACTGATATGACCATTACCGAACGCATCCTGTCTGGAATTAAGCAAACTTTGGAAACTGGCGATCAAGTCAAAATCGACTTGCGCGAGGCATCTGCTATCACTGGTTCAGGATTGAATGTCGGTGGTCGCACTCACTTTGATGACGCATTCGCCAAATTGCGATATGCAAACCCATTCCGACAAGGCGCACGGAACATCAAAGTCCCCGGAAATTCTGCTGTCCAGTTTGTTTGCAAAACTGGTAACGCTGCTAACAGCACAAACCCTTGGGGCTACACAGTAAACCCCAACAGTGGTTCCCCCAACATCGACACCAGCATCTGGCAATTGCCGACTCGTGTTCTTTCCGCACAACTGCCTGTTCGTTCGGCTGTGCTGTCGGACGTCAATGGTTTGAATGCCGAATTGGTTGAAGACCTGATGATGGAATTTGCTCAATTGGAAGGCGCATCGTGCGGCCTGAACAATGACCAAGCAGGTTCTACAACCACATCGACTGGCGGCACTGATGGTCTGCGTGGTCTGAACAGCTACCCCGGCGCTGCTGGTGCTGCGGCCGCATTCGGTTCAAGCGGTACAGCCATCACAAACGGCTTGCACACCATTGCATCTGTTGGCTTCAATAACTCTGCTGGCTTGGACATGGAAACGCTGGTTGACATGGCTTTTGTTTTGCCCGGTCAATACTGGTCTTTGCCCGGTACGGCTTGGATGATGTCTCCAACGGCTATTCAGTCTCTGCGAAAGTATGCTCATCAAAACGGCGCATACAGTTTTGTTGAAACGGGTTCGGAAGAAGCTGGTTCATTGCTGCATGTGTTTGGTTTCCCCGTGATTCCTAACCCTTATCTTGATGCCATTGGCACTGTGGGTGCAAAACCTGTCTATCTTGCAAACTGGCCTCGTTTTATGACCATTGCCGATGTGGAAGAAATGACCGTACAGGCGATGGAACAGACAACTCCCGGCTTTGTGACTCTGTACGCTGAAAAGCGTATGGTCAGCACAGTGCGTGACGTATTTGCTGGTGTTCGTGCAATCGAGACTTAAACATGAGCGTTGACAACTATCAATACGCTGCGCCATTTGGCGCTCAGACGCGCAATCCGTTCAACTACGCAAAGGTTGAACAGATTGGCCGTGATAGTTCTACGGCATGGTTGACGCTTGATGAAATGACCAACCAACTGAACTTGTTTGACGATACAAGTCAGGACACATACATTGCAGGGCTTGGAATCGCCACCAGACAAGCGATTGAGGATTACTTGGGGATGTCTATCCTTCCAGTGAGTTATCGCGTCTGGTACGGTTCTGAGAGCCTTGTGGCGTCACCTATCAGCCTTGACCTGCCCGAAGTGAGTCAGAACACCACGCCAAGTCAACCCGGCGTCACAATCAACTCTGTTGGATACTGGAATGATGCCTTCCCGCCAGTGTTCCAAACGATCACCAACACCAACTATTACTATGATGCCTCTGGCAACAAAGTAATCGTGAATAACTTACCGACTGACATCAATACGGTAATGACTGCCCCTATCATTGTGGAGTATTCAACCGTTGCCAACCCATTGGGTTCTTACCCCGTGATTAAGCAAGCAGGTTTGTTGCTGCTCACGCACTTGTACAACAACCGTGCAAATGCAACAGAGACAAAGCTGAAAGACATTCCGTTTGGGGTGACAACTTTGCTGCGCCCCTACAAACCATTGGTGATGTGAAATGGCAATTGCTCGTTTTGAGAATATCAAAATCAACAATCTGACTTTTGGGCAGTCAGATTTTGGTGAGCAATCGACAACGCAAACATTGTGGTTTGAGACACGCGCTCGGGTTGCATCTGTTGCTAATAGCTTGAAGATTGCTGACAAGTATCGCTTGTACCAAGACATGACCAACTTCACGTTGAATTACACGCGAAACATGAAGATGATTGTGCAAAACCAAAACCTGTATTCAATTACATGGCGCGGTTACGATTGGCGAATTGACAATGCTCGGGAATCCGATGATCGCATGAACGTCATCTTCATGTGCTATCGCAACGATCCAGTTACGGCGGTCTAATGGCAACTCAACTCAATCCTGTTGTTTACGGCAAAGCCATCCAGTACCAACTGGCAAACATTGTCACGCCTGTGCCCGTGTATGCGTCTTTTAACCGTAACTTTGCGACACAGCCCAAGTTCATCACTTGGATGCTGCGTAACGTGCATCAGCCTGTATATACAGGCCAGCAGCAAAGCAACAAAGGGATTGACCGCCCTGTGTTTCAGATTTCTATTTTCACTCAACAGATTGAAGATGGTTTTACAATCTCAAACCAGATTCTGCAATCTCTGCATGGTTACAGTGGATTGTTGGGTAGCCCGACAGATGGTTTTTGGATTGCCAAGGCTGATGTCATGTGGCTGTACAACAGTTACAACAACGAGGAAAAAATGGCGCAAATCTTTTTGGATTGCACCATTGACATCCCGGCTTAATATAAGACAATTGTTCAACTTTTGAAGGATACTCAAAATGGCCTTACCAAACAAAGTCTTGCCCGGTTTCAGTGCGGTTCTGTACGCACAGCCGACTTCCACGCCAACTCCTTTGACTACTGCACAGTTGTCCTTGGTTGCCAGCGTTTCCCCTATTGCTGTTAGCGGCAACATTATTCCTGTCGAGGCTATTCCAGCTTTTGGCATGGATGATGCCGTTGCTAGTTTCGGCGTGGCTGGATCGCGCCAGTCTGACAAAATTCCCGTGCAAGCTGCGCCCACCAGCATGACAATCACTGCTGCATGGAACCCTGCCGACACCAACTTGCTGTTGATGCGTGCTGATGCCTATTCTGGCGTCATTGACCGCACTTTCGTGATTTCGGCCACAGATGGTACAGGCATTGTGTATTACGCCTTCAATGGTCGCGTAGGCCAGTTCCAGATTGATTCTGCGCCCGGTGCTGAAGCTAAATGCACATTCACCATCCATCCCCGTGGCAACCAATACGGTTGGTCTAACAACGCTTAAGGAGTCATCATGGCTATCCCTGCAAAAGTTCTTCCCGGTTTTGCCGCATCGCTCTGGATGCAATCGGCTGCAACTCCAACGCCTTTGACTACTGCCAACCTGTCGGTCTGGTCTGCTCAAGTAGCCACTATTGTGGGTACTGTGGCTAACGGAACTGGCGCTGCTGGTGTTGCTGTTCCTGTCGAGGCTATCCCCGCCTTTGGTATGGACGATGCCGTAGCAAATTTCAGTGTGGCTGGTTCGCGTCAAAGCGACAAGATTCCTGTTCAGGCGGCTCCTACGAGCATGACCATCACGGCTGCTTGGAACCCTGCTGATACTGCGTTGCTTCAGATTCGTGCTGATGCTTATTCTGGTGTCGTTGACCGCACTTTCGTGGTTGCGGCAGTCGAAAGCACAAACACAATCGCATACGCTTTCAATGGCCGTGTGGGTCAATTCCAAATTGATTCTGCTCCGGGCGCTGAAGCTAAATGCACCTTCACAATTCATCCGCGAGGCAACCAGTACGGCTGGTCGAACAACTGATGAAAGTCTCAGACGCAATTCAAGCGATTGTGACCAGCTACGGCGACATTGAAGTTGTCGCCCGTAGTTTGGCGGTTGACGCTGGTGAGCTTGCAAAGGCCACAGCCAAACCAGACACAGCAGAAGCCGTTGCATTGGCTTTGCTGAAGAAATACAACATGACCGCGCCCGTGGTCGTGATTGAAGAAGTTGCACAACCAGCACAAGAAGCCGCACAAGACACAACAGAGTAAAACACATGATAGTAAAAGACAGCAACGACCTTCTGAACTTCCTGATAGCCCAATCCGATTCTTCCAAGAATTGGTTTGGGTTTCAGCAGCAACGCATCACAGCAATTGTTCTTGCACACGACATTGCAAGGGCACATGCTGACAAGATGACTCCAGACGAGGTGGTGAACTACGCCATCAATCTGAACGAGTCGATTTACCACAAGATCATCAAAACACGATAACCCATGACAAAACTCACATCTGCCTTTGGCGAAATCTCCAACCTGCGTACTAAGACATTTGAGCTTGCAGGGCATGAATTTAAAGTTCGTGTACCTCTGACAAAAGAGCTTGATGCAATGCAGGAGCGCATTGAAAAGTTTGACCAAGCCGAATTCCAAAATCGGTATGACAAGATGACCTCATCGTTCCGTGACATGCAATCAATTGATGGCATTGTGGTCACTGATGACGATGTTGTCGTTGAAGGTCGATCCACGAAAGAGTTGGTCAAGACCATCTTGCAGATGGAAAACCGAATGGTCGAATACATCAAGCTGCTGGTTCCCGTGAACGGCACACTTGATGGAATTACTTACGAAGACATTGAAGCTGAATGGCCCACTACCGTTCAGTTGGAAATCCTTGCCAAAATCTCCGAGGCAATTCAGCCCGGTTACAAGGATTCCCGAAAAAACTAATTGGGGACATTCGCCTACAAGCCAGAGCGTACATCTACGCTCATGGCGGGTGTCCTGATGATGTTCCAGTGGATGACATGCGGAATATCGAGATCATGATGTCTGATGGGATGATAGGAAACAAAGCTGTCTTGCTGGCGCTGAGTTCCTTGACCACAGGCAACTTAAACTCGAAAATACAGAAGACGACAAGACCGTTTACGATGAAAGATGTTCTTCCATCAACGCACGATTACATTGTCCCGCCGCTGACAAAGGAACAACAGCAAGAGCAAGTCAACAAGCAGTTGATGGCTTTCTTGGCTACTAGACCGGGTTCGGAGGCTTACCTGAAAGAGTAGCATGGCTCAACACATTGATACGCAAGGCTTTGAAGGCAAGGACATGAAGTTCCAGCTTTCAGGCTTTGCTGAGTTTGAGCAGCAAATCCTAGACTTAGCCAATGGATTCAAGATGGATGTGGTGCTGAAGCAAACGCTTGCCAAGGCCGCTGAAGAGTCCATGAAGAGCGTTTATTACGCTGCCCTAGCCTATGCCCCATACGACAGCGAAAAGCCTCGTAGCGCCTACAGCCCGTTTCACATGAGGGATACCCTCAAGCTGAAGTCTCGGCTGACAACTCCAAACGATAGAGAAGCACCTAGCATTGGTGACAACTCTGTTGTCTTGGCAATTGTTTCTGTTAAACGTAGTGCTGTTTCTTTGGCGCAAGAATACGGAACATCTAAAATACCTGCACGACCATTTTTGCGTCCAGCATTGCAATATGGCGCCACAACTGTCATCAGTGATTTGAAAGACAGTCTTGGTAGGATAATTCCAGAATACGCGCAAAAACTCGCTAGAAAGAGGAAGTAATGGCAACTCATCAAAATGCAGCAACATTGGGGATCGCTCTTGATCTCCAGATGGGGAACTTTGCTACGGAAGCACAAAAGGTTGCTTACGAAACGCAAAAGATGAAGAACGCCATTGCGCGGGAAATGAAGGCGGCTGACAAAGAAATTCAGTCTCTGAAATATGCAACGGAAGATTACGGCAAATCAGTAACCAAGGTCACGCAAATTGAGCGTGAGTTGGCAACAGGTCGGCTTAAAGACATCAAGGGTTCTGCAAAAGCACAAGAGCTTCTTGCTCAAGCTGCTGCTTACGACAAAATTGCCAACGCAGCAAAGAATGCTACTGGCGCTCAGTTCAAACTAAACGAGCAACAGAAGATACAACTTACCTATCAAACAACTGACTTGTTCACGCAGATTGCATCAGGTCAAAGCCCATTTATTGCTATCTTGCAGCAAGGTGGTCAATTAAAAGATGTGATGGGCGGCATTGGGCCTATGTTTCGAGCAATCGGCACATTGATTACACCATTTACGGTTGGGATGACTGCCGCTGCTGCGGCTGTTGGTTCGCTTGCTTATTCGTTTATCAATGCAGATAAAGAATCAGCAGCATTTCGCGACAACATGATTTTGACGGGGCGCTACGCTGGAGTAACTGAGTCACAAGTAGTTGCGTTGTCGCAAAAACTTGGCACTGATTTGAATGTTGGCTACTCCAAAGCAAACGATGTAATTCTTGCGCTTGTTAGTTCTGGCAAATTTACATCAGCAGTTATTGATGACATGAGCAAAGTTATCTTGCAGTTTTCTAAGTTGTCTGGTGTTGATGCAAAAGAAGCTGCACAGAAATTGATGGGTGCGTTTGATGGCACTGCTGCATCTGTACGTTCATTAAATTCTCAATACAACTTTTTAACACTAGAGCAATACAAGCAAATTGTTGCATACGAAAAAGCTGGCAAAGCACAAGAAGCAATTAAGTTAGGCGTAAAGGCGTTTAGCGACAGCATTGATGGTCAAGTGCGAGAGCTTGGTACGCTTGAAAGAGCTTGGAAGGCAGTTGGAGAAGCGGTAACTTACGTCAAAGATGCAATTCTTAGTATTGGTAGAAGGTCAGACCAAGATGACTTGATGAAGTTAGCCAAAGACATTGAGCGCATTTCGTCTGACATTGGCGGTACTGATACACAAAGCATTGCTAACAGAGCAAATAACAAAAAATTGTTGCAGCAAAAGATGGACGATTATCTTGCTCTATCAAAAAAGATGCAGGATGACGTAGCTGCCGCACAAATTGCATCAGATAAAAAAGTAGCAGATAAAAAAGGAATAACTGAATTAGAAAAATATGGGTCAATGCTGACAAGCAAAGGATTTGAATTAGAAAAGGCAAAACTTGATGCTTCTTTTAAGTTGGCTGAAATTGGCATAAATGAAATTCAGAAGTTAGAACTTGAGTCGGCAAAAAAGATAACTGATGCCTATGCTGAAATGCGTCAAAAAAACCAACAAGAAGATGGTAGAGCTACAGCACAGAATCTTGAAATTTACAACAGCAAAGTTCTTATTGCTGAAACTGAACTTGCAGAAAAGAAAAGACAAATCAATGCAAAAAGAATGATTGCTCAATACAACGATGAAGAAGCAGCAGCTAATGAATTTAATGCAGCTTGGGCAGCAGAAAACAATCGTAGAGCTTCTTTGGTAGTAAGTTCACAAGCCCAAACTCGCGATATGGAATATCAGCGTGAATCACTTGAGTTGAAATACAAGATGATTTATGCAACTGAGCAAGAGCAAAGGCTTGCACAGATCTCTCTTGAATACGCTCGTAAGCGCAAAGATGTTGAAGGAAAAGACCCGCTTGTATTAAAAGAGCTTGACCGTCAAGAAGAAATTGCAAAAATGTTTGTCACTATGGAAGAATCTGCAAAGCGCACACAGCAAGTGTTTGATAGCGTATTTGGTAACTTGTCTTCTGCCATTGACAACTTTGTCAAGACAGGCAAGTTGAGCATGAAAGACTTGGCTCGTAGCATCATTCAGGATTTGATTGCAATCCAAATGAAAGCTGCTGCTTTGAGCTTTTTAAAAGGAGCTTTTGGAATTGCAACTGGCCCTAACGCATCAAATGATGGTTGGTTTGCAAATGTCTATCAGGCAGCAACGCCAAAAGCCACAGGTGGCCCTGTAAGCGCGGGTAGCCCGTACATGGTAGGTGAGCGTGGCCCTGAGTTGTTTATGCCATCAGGCTCTGGAACAATTATTCCCAACAACCAGATGGGCATGAACAGCACCACCAACGTGACAAACAACTACATCAACGCCATCGACACCAAATCGTTTGAGGACAGGCTTCTAGGCAGTTCTAATGCGATTTGGGCGGCTAACCAATACGCCAATAAGTCTTTGGCTGTTAACAGGGGCAGAGCATGAGCTTTCAAACTATTTTTAACGTCCAAGAATCCATGACGGTTAACAACCGCAGGATGATTGGTCAGCAGGTCGCACGATCTGGATACATCACAGTTGCTCAATACCTAACGGCAGTGCCTTGGGTTTTTACTGTGACTCCAAACAACTACTTGTATTACCCACAGGTTCGTGACGTCATTCAATCAATTGACAATAAAGACAGGCAACTGCCTGAAACCATTCAGTTCAATAATGCCAACTTGTCTTGGTTTACGGCTTACCAAGGCGATTTCTCAAGCACGCCTACTGGGATTGTTTTGGCTGCAACTCCTGCTGCAAACGCTACAACAATTTCACTTGGCAATTTGCCAACTATGACGTCTACCGGGAATCTGTTTGATGCTGGTGATTTCATCATGATTGGCGGTTTTACTTACAAAATTACAGCCAATGTGTTGCGCGGTTCCGGCTCGACTGTATCTGTCAACATTCACAGGCCTGTCATTGGTACGCCAACATCTGGTGCTGCTGTTTCTTGTGGGAATAATTGCACTTTTACTGTTGTTGCTGAAGTCTGCCCCACGTATACTCTTAACCCAATGACGAATGGTGCTTTCGTCCAATGGGATCAACCCTTTGTTTTTCGGGAATACATCACATGACAACGATCAATGCTGTAACTGGCCCACAAATCAATCATGCTGAATTTGTGCGGCTGACAGTTGGCAACGCTGCCACTGTCTATACTTTTTGCAACGCTGGTGCGCCCATCACTGTTAATGGCATCACATTTAGCAATCTTGGTGCTTTGCTGAATGTTGGGGACGTTCAGCGAGACATTAAGGCAACCTCGGATGACATGACCATCCAATTGACTGGCATTGATCCAACAAACATTGCGATCATTCTTGGCAGTGAAATCAAAGGTTCGCTGGTAGAAGTTTGGCGTGGGTTCTTTGACTCAAACAACCAGATCATTACTACGCCTACAACGCAATTCTTTAAGCGCTATCAAGGCATCATCAACAGCGTGTCAATCACCGAAGACTTCAATTCTGAGCTGCGGCAACGAATTGCTACATGCTCAATTGCTTGCTCTTCAATGCGTAGGGTTCTTGAAAACAGGCTATCAGGCGTAAAGACCAACAAAAGCAGTTGGCAATTTATTTATCCAAACGATACGTCAATGAATCGAGTGTCTGAAATATCAAACACTTACTTTGACTTTGGTGCGCCACCACAAACTCAAACACAAGCAAGCGAAACAACAGTAACAGAAAACGAAAGCTATGGTGCATGATAAGAGAAGCAACAAGATACGATATTCCAAGGCTTTTGGAAATTGTTGAGGCATACGCATACGAAAACCCGATCAAAAAACTGGGGGATGTAAATACGCATGATCCAAAGTATGTTGAACAACTTTTGTTTGGCATCATTTTGGGTCGCGGTTTTATTTACATTGATGCAAATATGCGAGGCGCAATTGTGGCCTACAAGTCATCTAACATCTGGTCGCCTAAGGTCAAAGAGTTGAATGAATTGTTATGGTGGGTTGAGCCGGAGCATCGCAACGGAACAATCGGCGGTAGACTTTGGAAAGCGTTTGATGACCGGGCAAAGGCCATGCTTCAAGCTGGCGACATTGATTTTGTGTGTACATCAATTTCGGCAAATGGCCCATTGATTGATTACACACGCAGGGGCTACAAGCCTCTTGGTGCAACATTTGTAAAGGAATAAAAATGGTCGCAACAATGATTGCAGCAGCATATTTCACTGCTGGAACTTTTGCATATGCAGCAACTGTTTTTGCCGTCAACTTTGCTTTGTCGTATGTTGTTAGTCGGGTATTTGCAGACAACCCAGAAAGCCAGCAAGACATGGGAGTTCGGCAGCAAGTCCCTCCTAGTGCTGTTAACGCAATTCCTGTTGCTTATGGCGATGCGTACATGGGCGGTACGTTTGTTGATGCGGTGTTGACCACAGATCAAAAGACGATGTATTACGTCTTGGCTGTTTCTTGTATCAGCCCTGATGGTCAGTTTACGTTTGATACGTCAGATATGTATTATGGTGATCGCAAAATCACATTTGACGGGACTGACCCAACAAAGGTTGTGAGTCTTACTGATGAGGCTGGAAACGTAGACACAAAAATCAGCGGTAATTTGTACATCAGTCTTTACAAGTCCACGGATGCTGGAGTTATCTCATCTCTAAATTCTGCATCTGCTCCTAGCTCAGTGATGGGCGGCAGCGACATTGCTTCCGGCCAACGCTGGACTGGTACGCGCCAAATGAATGGTTTGGCTTTTGCGATTGTGAAGTTGGTCTACAACCGTGATGCCAACACAACTCAGCTTTCTCCTGTCACGTTTAAATGTAAGCACTACTTGAGAAATACGGGCGTTGCAAAGCCCGGAGATGTTTGGTACGACTATTTGACAAACAGTGTTTATGGCGGCGCTGTTGACCCTTCATTTATTAATTCTTCCAGTCGGACAGCGTTAAACACATACAGTGACGAAACAATCACTTTTACAACAAGTGGTGGTTCGCCCTCGACTCAAGCTCGTTATCGCATCAATGGCGTTTTAGATGCTGGCGACACAGTTCTGTCTAACATTGACCGCATCATGTCTTCATGCGATTCATGGATGACATACAACGCAGCGTTGGGCCAATGGTCTGTTGTCATCAACAAAGCCGAGACTGTGGCTTATGCGTTTACGGACAACAACATTGTTGGAGATATTCGCGTCAGCGCAACAGACATCACAAGTTCAATCAACCAAATTGAAGCAAGATTTCCATTTAAAGAAAATCGGGATCAAGCCAACTTTATCAACATTGAAACGCCTAGTGGACTGCTGTACCCTAACGAGCCAGTCAACAAATACAGCATCACATATGACTTGGTAAACGATTCTGTCCAAGCAACCTATCTTGCCAATCGTTTGCTTGAGCAAGCCCGTGAAGACTTGATTGTCAATTTCAACACAACCTATTTTGGCATTCAAGTTGATGCCGGTGATGTGGTTAGCGTTACAAACTCTGATTACGGTTGGAATGCCAAGCTGTTTCGAGTAATGAAGGTCAATGAGGCATCGCTGCCTGATGGCTCTCTTGGTGCTAGATTGGAGTTGAACGAATACAACGCTCAAGTTTATGATGACCAGAACATCACGCAATTTGCCCCTGTGCCAAACAGTGGTCTTGCAAGCGTTGCTTACTTTAGCTCTTTGTCGGCCCCAACAATATCAGACGCAGATCAAACTGCAACCGTTCCTAGTTTTGCTGTTAACTGCGTAGTGCCAACAACTGGGCGCGTAACAAACGTGACTTTGTTTTACACGACAGTAGCAATGCCAACAGCTGCCGATTGGGTTGTTTGGGGGAATACTGTTCAGACAAATTCACAGCCTTTTACCAACGGTTCGACTGTAAAGTTTTCTAACGTCAGCCTTCCAGCGGCCACTTATTATTTTGGCTTTACCGTTCAAAATGAAGTTGCAACAAGTGCAATTTCTGCACTCAGCACCAGCTTTGCTTGGAGTCCCAACCCAACAACTTCTGCTGTTGCTGGCACGTTCTTGGCTTCATTCTCTCCAGCCATCATGCAAGTTCCTCGATCAAGCGGAGGAACGCCATCTTTTACTGGAATCATCACACAGCTTTATGGCTCTGCGGCTGGTGGCGCTATTGACTTTGTTACATCGCAAACAGATAGCGATGCTGCATTTGCAAATAACACATGGCGCATTGGGGGTTCATCTACAAGTGGCAATGCCGATATTGTTGCAAGCGGCATCACACTTGGCAGCATTACTGACGGCGGCAATTATGCTCAATGGGGAATTCCGACAGCAATGTCAACTTCTCCTGCAACGCTAACTGTTCCTGTACGATACAAATCAACTCTTGGCGTTGTTACACAAGCCGCCAATGCTGTATTGAACTATTACTTTCTTGATCCGGGTCCAACAGGAACTCCGGGTACAAATGGCGATATTTCCGCACAAGTGTTTTTGTACCAATGGGCGTCATCAACGCCATCAAGTCCATCCGGTTCATCAACATACAACTGGACTACGGCCACCAACTCCACATATACAGGCGGCGGGGGGTGGAGTGTTACTGTTCCCGCAAATCCCGGCACGGCTGGCTTAAGTCTTTGGGTTGCTGCCAAAACAATCACTGCTCCGGCTGGCACAACATCAAGTTCTGTTAACTGGACTTCTGGTGTTGGTGTTTACAGCATTGCATCTAACGGTGAAAATGGAACAAACGGCACAAACGGTACAAATGGTGTGGATGGAACTAAATCAGCCCGCCCAACTGTTTACCAATGGGCGATTACTTTGCCAGCCTCTCCAGTTGGCACATCAACTTACACTTGGTCAACTTCCTCATTTACTCCAACACCTTCTGGATGGAGTACAACAATTACCAGTGCGCCTAGTGCTGGTTATACGCTGTGGGCTGCAACCGTTAATATTTCTGACACGGCTACTGCCACAACGACTTCAATCAACTGGGGGTTGTCTAGCATTATTGCCGCTGGTTATGCTGGAACAAACGGCTCCAATGGAACAAATGGAAATAATGGAACACGTACAGCCACATTGGAAATGTACAGATGGGCAAACGCAGTCCCAACCACATTTCCTTCTGGCACATCAACTTATACATGGGCAAGTGGCACATTTACAGCCCCTTCAACAGCTAACGGATGGTCATTAGCGCCACCTGCTGTTATTGCTGGCTATACGCTGTACGCTTGTTCTGTCCTATATGCCGACACAAATACAACGGCAACTTCTACTGTGTCTTGGACTACCAGCACGGCGTATCCTTCTGGTTATGCCGGGACAAATGGAACAAACGGCACAAACGGCACGAACGGTACAAACGGCACAAACGGTATTGATGGTCTGTCATCGCGTATTTGCTATGCCAAATCTACGTTAACAAGCCTTAATTCAACACCTGCAACATATCAAACAACAGGCTCCGGCACATTCCCTCCAACAAACACTTGGGGCGGTGCAGAGGTATGGCAAGCAACACCTCCAACACTGACTGCTGGTGAGGCATTGTTTCAGTCAGACGGCATCTACAACCCGTCTACAAACATCACAACTTGGAACGTGCCATATCTATCAAACCTCAAGGTTGGTTCACTTTCTGCGATTACAACTAACACAGGCAACTTGACTGTCAGTGGAACGATTCAATCGAATACAGCAGCTATCAGTGGAACCACAATGACTGGTTCTGGCGGTGTTCTGTATTCAACTGGCAACTTTGCTTTTGGCAACTCCACAACCAACATTTCTTTTAACGGCACACAGATGACGTTGAACGGTAACGTTGTGGCGACTGCAAACATTAATTTAAACGCCGTAACCGTTCCTGTTAGTTCTTTTACATCTGGCAACTTTAGAAATTCAACATTGTCCATTTGGGAAGACATTCAAACAATTTCAATTACAACAACGGGACAACGTGTTTATGTTGCCAGCGCCGCAAACGTGCTTTATGGTGCGGGTCTAGTTGGAGATAGTGATGTTGCAATCATTCCAACTTACAGGCTTGTTAGAGGCACAACGGAATTGATGCAGTCAAACGAAGCAGCAATGTCTTATAGCGAAACACCATCTGCGGGCACTTACACGTATAAAGTTCAGTGCCTTAGTTCAAACCCATTTGGCGCAACATCAATAGGTTCTTATGCTGGCGCTTCAAACCGATCTTTATTTGTAATTGAGACAAAACGATGATGTACACCGTCTATACCCAAAACGGGCAAATTACCAAAGTTGTTGGATGTGACAACATTGAAGATCAGCTTGGACAAAATGAAAGTTACATTGAAGGCGACTATCCAGATAGTCATTACTACATTGAAAACGGTCTGCCAGTTGAGTTTCCACCGCAACCAAATAAGTACTGCGTTTTTGACTACTCTACAAAGCAATGGGTAGACCCTAGAACGGATGAATCCCAGTGGCGTGTTGTTCGGTCAGAGCGAAAATTAAAACTTATGGCGTGTGATTGGACGCAGTTAGCTGACATTCCTGAGGAGACAAAAGCATTGTGGGAGCCTTACCGTCAAGCACTTAGAAATGTCACCGAGCAGCCTGACCCGTTTAACATTATTTGGCCTACCCCGCCAAATTAATTTCCGGCATAATTGCATGATAGGAAAAGATAAGACACTCGTAGCCCTGCCAGTAGGCGGGGAACGTCATCACCTGAGTTTGGGAATTTGTCATGCCTGTCTTTTCTAAAAACGTCATTACTCAAGTATCTGGGTTTGACAATCCTCTCCTGTCTGGAGAGCTGGTTTACAACCAACAAACCTATTGGAACCTTGCGATGACCTCGCAAAGTTCGCCTGTCAATCTGACGGGCGCGACAATCAACGCTCAGATTGTTCGCAGGGAAGTTTCCAACTTAACTGATACCCGTAACGGGCTATCGTTTGACATCGGCAACTATTCCCCAACGCCGATACCAGTGAACTTGACCATCAGCAACCGTGTGGATGCAAATGGCACGTTTACCTTGGTAATTGATGATTCGGCATGGAGTGTGATTGCTGGCGATCCTGAATTGCAAATCAACCTCAACGATTGCGTCTGCTTCAGTGGTCGCATCAAGATTTCTTTCCCGGCAGGTGGAGGCAATCCGCAAGACGATCTAATCATCTTTTTGATGTTTTTGATGCGTTCTGACGGTATTGTCAACATTTCTTAAGGGGAAAATCATGGGTCCAATTAACGTAACCGTTACTGACGCAAACAACGTCATTCTTGAAGTCACGCCAACGCCTACAACAGTCGTTGAAATTGATCGTGGCGTAGCTGGCAATGGTATTGTGAGCATTGTCCCGGTGACAATCTCAACTCTTCAATACCTGCGAATCACATACACAAACGGAACGGTTTCTGATGTCGGGCCGCTGACATCTACTGCTTACTTTGGTCAGTCGCCAATTTCAATTGTTGGCAACACTATTTCTCTTACAACAGTGCCAATTCAACTTGGTGGAACTGGTCAAACAACGGCCAATGACTCCTTCAATGCGCTTGCTCCATCTCAAACAGGCAATAGCGGCAGGTATCTGACTACTGATGGCACAAACACCTCATGGGCTGTTAACCCACTAGGAACAGTAACTTCTGTTAGTGGCACTGGCACAGTCAATGGATTGACATTAACTGGCACAGTGACAACATCTGGCAGCTTGACCTTGGGCGGTACGCTTGACTTATCTAGCCCTCCAACTATTGGCAACACAACGCCAAACACTGGCGCATTCACTACGCTGACAACCTCCAGCACAGTGACATTGAACGGCGGCACAGCCAACGGCGTGGCCTACCTCAACGGCTCCAAAGTCCTGACCACTGGGTCTGCGCTGACGTTTGATGGGAGCAAGTTGACGGTTACGTCTTCTGGTGAGCAAATCAAACTCACATCGTCGGGTGATTTTTCTAGCACGGGTACTGGCTACTTGCGTTTTTACGACAGCGTTGGAGCAAAAGGTTTTGTAGGTTATGGCGGAACTGCATCTCGCTTTGACATTAACACTGGCCCGTCTATGAATTTAAACATGAACGCTGTCGGTGGCACGATGACGTTTCAGATTAGCAACACCGAACAAATGCGCCTGACCAGCACAGGTCTGGGTATTGGGACGAGTTCGCCTGTTGGCAACCTTGATGTGGCTGGCACTACTCCAACCCTGAACATTCGAGACACGCAAAGCAAGGTGTCATGGGCTGCTGGCGATATTGTTGCAACATTGGACTTTTACTCAAACGACACCAGCGGTGTTGGGGCACAAGCAGTAAGCCGCATTCGGTCTGTTGCCGACACAGCATCTGCCGCGACAAGCGGAGCGTTGGCTTTCTGGACAGCGGCAGCAGGTGCAGCAGCAACCGAGAAGCTCCGCATCACCAGCGCAGGCAACGTGGGTATTGGGACGAGTTCGCCGGGAACAAAGCTGGATGTGCAAGGCTCCGTGCCATTTGCCAGAGTTAAAGACAACTCAACAGGCTACCTCGGGTTCCGTGCCGAAAACAATAGCGGAAACTTTTACTTTGGTATTGACAGTTCAACAGGCGGTTTTTACGGCTCTGCTTATGCCCGTGTTCTTTATTCTGACGGTGCATACCCAATGGTGTTTTACACCAATGCAACCGAACGCATGCGCCTCGACTCCTCCGGCAACCTCGGTATTGGGACGAGTTCGCCGGGGTACAAGCTGGATGTGAACGGCTACGGTCGATTCAGCAGCGGCGTGCTTGGCTCTGGCGGCTTGACCGTGTACGGCGATGCTTCTTCTGGTAGCGGAATGTTACTGACCACGGCTGGCAACCTCGGTATTGGGACGAGTTCGCCGGGGTACAAGCTGACCGTAGCGGGAACAGGCGGCTCAGCAACCGTGAGCTTGCTTGAAACTGGTGTGCGCTCTTGGGGCATCCGTGCTGGTGGTGCGGCAACTGGTACTTTTGACATTGCCGACTTCACTGCTGGCGCTACACGTCTTACCCTCGACTCCTCCGGCAACCTTGGCTTGGGGGTTACTCCGAGTGCTTGGGGTGCGTTCACGCGGGCCTTGCAGATGGGTGACTATGCTGCACTGAATTCAGACACTGGAAATGGCGCGGCAAACGTGTCCATGAATGCCTTTTTTAACGGCACCAATTGGATTTACCGTAACAGTTCTTGGCCTGCGTCCTACTACAACCAGAGCAACGGTTTGCACCGTTGGTACATCGCCCCCTCCGGCACAGCAGGTAACGCTATTAGCTTTACTCAGGCGATGACGTTGGATGCGAGTGGAAACCTTGCTATCGGTGCAACCACTGCGGGACACTCTCTTGATATCCGCAAACCAAATTCATCGCTCCGTGTCGGACACGATACAAACGGATTGGGTGCGCTACTGTCTTGGAGCAATACATCTGGCGAAGCAAGGTTATGGTCTTTGGGTGCATACCCACTGATTCTTGGAACTGATGGAACCGAACGCGCCCGCATCACTTCCAGCGGTAACTTCTTGCTTGGTACCACAGGCAACGGTTCGCCGGGGCTTGGCGTCGCAAACAGCTTCAACATTTCCTTCCCGGAATCCACAGATGGGACCAGTCTTGCCACCATGTTCCGGCAGTCAAGCAGTGGCGACCTTGTGCTTGGAAGTGGTGTTCGTTATAGCGCTACTGCGAACGCTTTTGCAAGTTCCACTGGTGATGCTTGGGCGCGTACAGCAATCAACGTGGGTTACGGAGCAATCAAGTTTTTCACCGCCGCAGAGGCCACAGCTTCCGTAGGAACAAACACCACACTGACTGAACGCGCCCGTATCGACTCCAGCGGCAACTTGCTGGTGGGGACGACAACTGCAAGCCCAGCAACAGGCGGCATTGGCTCAATCACCATTGGCGGTTCCAACGCAAACGTGTCCGGGTCATTGGCATTTCAGCGCAACGGGTATGTCGATGCGTACCTGTACCGCGATACGGATGGCTTGTTCTTTTTCCAGTCGCTTGCTTCTGGTGGTGTTAAGTGGTCGTCGGGCAGCTCGACTGAGCGCATGCGTATCAACACCAGCGGTGATTTGCTGGTGGGGACTACGAGTTCAGCCGCAAAAATTACAGCCCTTTGTGGTAACAGCGCGTCCGCACTTGCTACAACAAACACCAGCGGGACAGGGCTTTATTACGCCGCTATTTTCCACAACAACGGGACATCTTACACAACGGTTGGCAGCATTTCGGTTTCAGGCTCCGCAACCTCCTACAACACCTCATCCGACTACCGCCTGAAAAACACCATTGCTCCCATGACGGGTGCATTGGCAAAGGTGGCATTGCTCAAGCCTTGCACATACAAGTGGAACGCTGATGGTTCTGACGGTGAAGGCTTCATTGCTCACGAACTTGCTGAAGTTGTGCCTCAGTGCGTAACAGGCGAGAAAGACGCAGTGGACGCTGAAGGCAAGCCCCAGTACCAAGGCATCGACACCAGCTTCTTGGTGGCTACACTCACAGCGGCTTTGCAAGAGTTAAACGCCAAGTTTGACGCTTACGTTGCCACACACCCTTAACCCCCGAAAGGACTCATCATGACCACCACTACAAACTGGACAGTTACCGCAATGGACTGCTACCCACAAGAGGACGGCAACACCGATGTCGTTTTCACGGTGCATTGGACTTGCTCTGGCACGGACGGCACATATAACGCCTCCATCTACTCCACCTGCGCTGTTCCTGCACCAACTGGCTCCAGCTTCACGCCCTACGCAGACCTGACTCAAGAACAAGTCTTGGGCTGGATTTGGGCCAATGGCGTTGACCAAGCAGCTACTGAGGCCGCTGTTGACCAGCAGATTCAGAACCAAGTCAACCCACCCGTGGTAACTCCTGCTTTGCCTTGGGCTGCATAAGGGTTGAACCATGACTACGATTGACAAAACAGACGCACGTCTGTCAACACATGAGGAAGTTTGCGCTATCCGTTACGAGCAAATCAACGCACGGTTAAAGCGCATTGAAGCCATCATGATGAAGACGGCTGGAATTATGATCTTGTCAATGGCAGGAACAATTTTCTCTGCTATGTGGATACTCAAATGAAAGATTGGGCCGTTAGCTTTGCCGCTGCGGCCCTTGTTGTTGGCCTCATCGTATGGTGCGCCAAAGTATTTGTTGAGGTGCTGAAGTAATGGAGCCGATCACACTAGCCCTGACAGCAATGGCCGCTGTGCAAAAAACGGTTTCCTTGATAAAGCAAGCCTCTAAAACAGCGGACGATGTTCGCAGTCTTGGCCCTTTGTTGGGCAAATACTTTGAGCAAAAGCATGAAGTCACCAAAGCCCTAAAGGTCGCCAAGAAAAAGGGTGGCTCTAACATGGGCCAAGCTGTTCAAATCGAGCTTGACCTAAAAGCACAGCGAGACTTTGAAGAGCAAGTTAAGGGATTGTTTTTCCCGAACAACATGGATGTTTGGAACTCCATCATGGTCCGAGTGGCTGAGATGGACAAGCAAGACAAGATTGATGCACAGATTGCCCGTGACCGCGCTTTACGAGCAAAGCAGGACCGTGAAGAGCTTGTTGAAATCCTGATTGTTGTTGGTGGCATTGTTGTCATCTTTGTGCTGGTTGGCTTTGGTGTCTACCTTGTCATGTATGGGATGAAGCCATGAAACGACTTTTTCTAATCCTGTTTTTACTGGCTGGCTGTGAACCTACTTATCGATACCAATGCCAAAACCCACAGAACTTTCATAAAGAGTTTTGTCAAAAGCCTGTTTGCCAGTTTTCGCAAACTTGCCCTGAATACATCATTGCGCCTGTCTTGGAGAAACAAATTGAACAAGTCAAACCAGCCGAGTGAACGTCTATCAGCAGACGCTATTGAAGTCAGGATATGGGCTTTTGTAGTTGTTGCTGTCACTTTGATACTGACGTTCATTGTCGGTGCTTTGCTTTACTCCGTGACATTTGTTGAGCAGCCTATCAAGGCAATGGCTCCGATTGACCAAGCCTATACAAAGATGTTGAACGACATTGTTCTGCTTATCGTTGGCGGCATTGGCGGCATCATGGGCAAACGTGCTGTGAGTGCTGTTGTTAAACAAGAACCTAAAGAGGTGAAAGATGCTCCCACTGACAGCCCTACTTGATATTGGCGGTAAGCTGATAGACAAGCTCATCCCTGACCCTGAAGCAAAAGCTAAAGCTCAAGCTGAGTTGCTGAAGATGCAGCAAGACGGTGAGTTGGCAAAGATGGCTAACGACACCAAGCTGTTTGAGACTGAGCAAAACAACCTCACAGACCGCCTCAAAGCAGATATGGGGTCTGACTCTTGGCTATCCAAGAACATTCGCCCTATGACCCTTATATTCATTCTGTTGGCCTATTCCACATTCGCCATGATGTCAGCCTTCAATCTGAACACCAATCAAGCGTATGTTGAGCTGCTTGGTCAGTGGGGGATGCTCATCATGAGCTTTTATTTTGGTGGCAGAACGCTTGAAAAGATCATGGACATGAAAGGCAAGAAGTGATTACCGCTGAACAACTCAAGGAACTGAAGATTGATGATGACTGGCTGGAGCCTTTGAACGAGGCTATGCAGCGGTACGAGATCAACACACCACTGCGTATAGCTGCCTTCATTGGTCAATGCGCCCATGAGTCTGGCAACTTCAAGACCCTGCAAGAGAATCTGAACTACTCAGCGGAAGCCTTGTGCCGTGTTTGGCCTAGCCGATTCCCTAATCTTGAGGCAGCACAACCGTATCACCGCAATCCCGACAAGATCGCAAACAAGGTATACGGTGGTCGAATGGGGAATGGAACTGAAGAGACTGAGGAAGGCAGCTTGTACAAGGGCAGAGGTCTGATCCAATTGACTGGCAAGGACAATTACACTTTGTGCAGCGATGCCTTGCGTGAAGATTTCATTCATTCGCCTGACCTCTTGTTGTCGCCAAAGTACGCAGCACTTTCAGCGGCTTGGTTTTGGAATAAGCGTGGCCTGAACAAAGAGGCCGATGCAAAAGATTATGTCGCCATGACCAAGAAGATCAATGGCGGCACAATCGGCTTAGAGGATCGCCTCAAGCACATCAATCATGTGCTGGAAGTTTTGTCTTGATACTCCAACTCAAGCAGCAACTCTAAGTAGTGAATGGCCTTGCGGATGTCAGCAGCGCCATTCTTGTCTTTGTGACGGGTGATGTACTTCAGCACATTGCCCTCACAAAACCCAAGACCGTTTGCATGGATGTAGACAATGGGCTGGATGCCTTTGTCCTTGTAATGAGTGCCTGAGACTTGCTTGTCAAGGGCATTCATCACGACTCCTTTACAAAGATGCCTTGAGGATTTAAATATCCTTTGCGGTCTTTGATTTCGTCATATGCGTTTTTTACACACTCAACAAAACCAACGTCCATTGTTCCGCACCCCATAATCAGAGTAACAGCAACATCGCCAATAGCATCTTCTGCTTCAAGTAGATAACGCTCAATCAGTGTATTGATTTTGGCAATATCAACTTCAGGGCAAACGCGAATGACATCACGTATTGCATCAAGTTTTGCGGTGGCTTCAATCAATTCGCCAGCTTCTTCCAGCGTCTTTTTTGCTTGTCCAATTGGTTTGCCGTTTTTAATAATTCCTCTGGCTTCACCCCATTGAACAATCTTCATTTCAACATCTGCGTAGCTCATGCTGGCTCCAGAGGCAATTCAGCGTTTTCTTGCTTGATGGCGCTTTCAACTGATGCACCTTTTGCAACAAGATCAACCAACTGATCTTGTGTTGGGATGTCAACATTGATGACACCAGTAGCAACGTGGTTCAGGGCTTGTGCGCGTGTGTTGGCACGGATGAGGCGTGTTTCACGACCATAGCTGACAATGTAAATTCGGGACATATTTTCTCCTGTGGTTTAAAGATGGGGCTACTCGCTGCGTCTGTGGCGGCATCCTTGCGGGATGATCTTTCTGGCTTCCACAGCATCCGCTTTCGCCCCGTTAATCAGTCAGTACCGCCAACTTCCATCACTTCCTGCTCTTCTTTCATTTGTGGAGAAGCCTCGTTTTGGATGGCGTTGATGATTTGATGGACTTCTTGAAATGGGCGTGTACCCAAGTATTGAAGAACGACATTGACCAGATCGGTCGAGAGTGCGAGGTGTTTAGGCATAGTCAGCTTTCAAGAGTTATTTGATTGTCAGTCTGTCCTTACGGACAATGTAAGCACCAGCTACAGGCTCACCAGCAAGAATGGCATTCTTGATCTTGGTTTTGCTTGGCTCTGGTGGCTTGGGGTCGTTGCACAATTCCGGCACAAAGAATGCGCCTTCTTCAATCACAACAGACTCGTCACGGTCAACATATAGCTTGACCACGAAAGACCCGTCAGAAGCCTTTATTTCATGGATTCCAGCGGTCTTCATATTCTCAGCGAGGTAATCCCTCAACTTATCTGCTTTGCGCTCGTAGGCCGTTTGAAGGGATTTGATCCGCTTGATGGCAATTTTTGCCTGTTCGGCGTCTGATTCGCAGTTGAGGACGTAGGCAGCGACAGCGTTTGCTTTGTTGCCGAGCATGCCCCGGAACTCGTCAAACGCTGGCAAAGCCTCGCCAGTCTCTGGATCAAAAAGATCGTCAAGTTGTTCACGAAAATCGTGTGCAAGTTGGTAGAGACTGGTCATGGTTAGAACGCGATGTCATCATCCATGTCAGCAAAAGCACCTGCTGACGTTTGACCAGTCGAGTGACCAGCGGCTTGAGCAAACTCAGGGCTACGCTTGATTGCGTCCTTGAGCTTGTCGTGGAAAGAATCAAACACAGCCCAATCAGGATTGTCCAAGTCAAACGTCACTGTTTCATGAATAGGCGCTGGCTTGCTATTCTTCAATGCTGTTGGCAATGGCGTCAAGTTAGCTACGTTGCTGTACGTTTTGCCATTGGTTTCACTGGTGGTCACGTTGACCATGCAGTACGCGCCGATGAGCTTGGAGATGTCAAAGCCTTTTGCTTCTTCATCCGTAAACTCACGACCACGCCATGATTGCAGGTCTTTACGCAGTGACGCTTTCTCACTCAGAGACAAAGTGTACGACTTGCTGATGGTCATAGGCATCTCTTTACCGTCAAATTCAACGGTCAGAGGCTTGCCTTCCTCGTCCTCGCCAAACAACTCCCAAGCAACACGAATCTTGTGCTGCAATTTCTCGCCATACTGACCGCTAGACAACTGAGTGCCAAGGTCAATCAACGAATAGCAACGACCAATGTGAACGCCAGAAGGCACACGTTTGAAGTTACCACCACCACTGTCAGAAGCTACAAATCCCATTTTCATTCTCCAAAAAAACAGCCGTTACAGGTCGGCTGAACACCTTAATTTGTTCGTGTGATTGGTTGAGCCAACAGCCAATTAGGGCCAAGCTGGATGATTGATCGAACCCATTTGCGTTGGTACTGCCGGATTACTTCAGGGGGAGCATCGTATGTCTTGAAAAGAGTACGTGCCTTTTGACGAATTTGAAACGTAGTCATGTGGACTCCTGTCTTGTTGAGCCTCAATCTTATGACGCATCAACAAAAAAAACATCGGTGTTTACCCCTATGTACAAGCAGGTCGGCAATGATAACCTTGCCAGCATGAATACACCAGACCACCAAGAAACTGTGGCAGCACAAGAGGTTTGCGTCACTGCAATCCAAGCTGTCAAACAGTACACTTTTGATCCCGGAGACTTTGAGGCAGCTACCGTTGCACTCCTAGCCCGAGCCATTGAACTAACCACAAAGAAGGAACTGACCCTGTGCTACAAGCCAAACAATACTATTTGAAGCAACTCAAAGATGGCCCTCAGAGCCATAGAACCATCACTAAACGCATGTCTGGCAAATTTCAAGAATCACCAGCAGGGATCAAAAACGCTTTGCTTGCTGAAGGTCTGATTGTGTTGGTAAAAAAAGTTCTTATGAACAACGGCAAATACGTTTACTACTTCAAGCGCACAGAAAAGCCAGTTGTTTTGCAAGAGCCACCGACATACGTTTCGACTTGGGAAGATGGCACAGCCAAATCCAAAGGCAATGCGTTTGACTGGCGCAACAAAGAGCAAAGCATTTTTACCAAGGCTCAGATTGCTCAGATGCAGCAAAAGCAGAAGCCTAACAATCCAATGACTATTTACAGTCGAGCTTGATAGGTGGTATAGTTTTGTGAAACCCGGCTAGACAGAGAGTAGCTACTCTGTTGAAAAGTGAACTCCCCACCTGCCGTGCGTTTCTTTCCGGGAGATTTGCGGAGTTGCTTCAATGCACTATTACCAATTCAACATTGGCGATTACAAAAGCCATACAGAACATCTTTCAGAGATGGAAGACCTTACCTATCGGCGTTTGCTTGATTGGTACTACCTACACGAAAGTCCAATACCTTTGGATGAGTCTGAAGTAGCAAGACAAATTCGTATGCGTTCGCATTGCGATTGCATTGCGGTTGTATTGCGAGAGTATTTTGAGCGCACTGATGCTGGCTGGATTCATCATCGTGCCAACAAGGAATTGGAAAAGGCCGGAGAGAAATCTAGCAAGGCAAGTCAGAGTGCAAAGGCACGTTGGGACAAAAAGTCCAGCAAAAACAAAGACTTAGTTGTTGATGCGAACGCATTGCGAACGCAATCCGAAGGCAATGCTACACATAACACAGAACACATTACACAAAACACAGAACACAAGAAAGAGTTGACGCAGGGCAAGCCTGCTAAACCCAAGCGCAAGACTTCAATTTCAGATGACTTTTCTGTTAGCCAGAGAGTTAAAGATTGGGCTAAACAAAAGGGTTTTGACAAACTTGATGAGCATCTTGATGCTTTTACTCGCAAGGCAAAGATGAACGGTTATCAATACCTTGATTGGGATTTGGCTTTTATGGAGGCCGTCAGGGAAGATTGGGCGAAGATTCGAGGAAAGCAATCCTTTGCCCAACAAGCCGCTGACGTTGCCCGGTCAACAGTCCCTGCCCAACACAGCGGCCCTGACCCTGTGCTGGTCAAAATTGAGGCAGACCGCCAGAAGGCCGTTCCGATGCCAGATAGCATCCGTCAACAAATCAGCCAAGTATTGAGGAAGCCTTTATGAAGCGATTTGTTTTGATTTATGGAAACTCCATCGGCTTGTTCATTGATGGAAAATTAAATGGCGTTTGGGAATGGCGAGTTGAGGATGGTGAAAAAGCCACTGAAATTATTGAATATGTTCGGTCACATGGAGATAAATTATGACCCGCACGTATGCCTTAAAACG